GACACTATGGAAAACTATTTAGTTCTATCTAAATACTTCTTCTCGGACTTTAATTACTGGCACCAGTGTGCCGACCGAGGGATCTCCTAGTATGTCACAAACCCCGAATATATATTTTCTTTATTATCTACTGTACGAACTCTACGTCCTCCTTTTCATGGACTCTATTTAGTTCTCTCACAGCCTACGTAGTGACAGTAGTAGCACCACTATTATTACGTAGATCGCGTAATCTTTTTCCATAGATTACTTTCCCCTTTTCCTCTGTCTTAGATTTGAATGAAGGACTAAAAATTTGACTTCGTCAATAACAATACTCTTCTCAATTCTTAGACTTACTCATAAGCTCCTCGCACTAGCAACGTATATATTGCGAAAGTAGCGATGGGCTCGGTCACGCAGTCTCTTGCATCTGGGACTACGTCACTTATTTTTAGGCTTTCGCCTCTGCTAAGTCGTGCCAGGCCGGCCGGTAACACTGCGCAGAAGCGCTCTCTGGCGATTCCCGCAGCGCGCTTCAACACTCTGCTACCACCTGTTTGATTGCTATCACTCTGGGCGAGAACTTCATCACACCTCAGAATAACGACTTCGACGTCATCAAGGTACTTAACTATGCCGTAGAGCACTTCTCTGGCTAGTCTGTTCCATTCGGTACCTTTTGCTTCACCGCACAGTGCAGCTAGTAGTTCTCTCTCACTATCATCACTACTCTGCTCAACTAGCAGTTCTACGACAGCGGTGAGTTTGTCTTCTCCATCTGCGACATCACCACTAAGCGTGTTGTGTAAAGTCATCTTAAGGAGCGATCTCGCTCTCACAATCGCACCCATATCACCATCCTGAACCTTCTTAGCCACATTAATCAAAGAGCGTTTAATCGCAGACATGTTTACTCTTGATTGAACGCTCTTTTACTAGTCACGAACAACGTTTCCACTACTAATCGCACTGTCATGTAATCACCGATTTTATCAGCGCGGCCGTTGCAGACCTGTACCACATCTTCGAGTAGGACTTTATGTCTCCTAAAGAAATTGGATCACCTGCGTTCAGTTTCAGTATTCCGCTCGCACCTACGCGTACGCCTTCCTCTTTAAGTATAGTCGGAATTCTAGATTTCAACTCTCCAGTATTTACACCCGACCATATCAGCGAATTAATCCTGTAGTAAGCACACACTTTCGCTTTTGCTACCTCGCTGACAAGCAATACCACTTCAGACAACACCCCGTTCGAGTCATCTGCCAGTTCTTTCTCACATAAGACCGATATAACTTCAGCGTTCTCGTTCCAAACGGCAAATCTCGATACGATCTCTCTAACGTCATCGCGTAGTGTCCGTGCGGCCTTCGCATTGTTCTTGTAGTACACACAGTAGTCGTTACACACTAACCCAGTCAACCTTACTACTTCATGTGACCTGTCGGTCATCAATGCCACGACTAAGCTAGCAAGAGGGCCCATATTGTTAAACTCTCTCACTTAAACCCGGGATAATTCTCGAGGAGAAGCACTGCGTCTAGTACGTCTTTACCTTTTAGCGTCCGTGCTTGATTCTGCTCCCAGACAAGATCTTTCTTGAGTCCGGCCCAACACTTATGGTTATTGTCTATTACCACGTCGACTATGGTCCCGTCGTCCTTCACCACTTTCACTGTGATTGTTTCCACGCTCCCACCGAGCGAATCGTATTCGCATAAGTACGTCACGCGCTTATATAGAGCGATATCGCCTATTTTCTCTACAACGTAGTTGTGCAAGTCATAGACTCTAAAAACCGACGCCACATCTGTCGCTATAGCTTTACCTGACTTGTCGAATACTGCCCCAAAAATCTTGTAAGGGTTTAAGATGAACGCTGAGTTCGTGCTGTACCCTTCCGACAACGTACTACTGTCTTCTTTTGACACTACCCTAAAGTCTTTCACATTGTCAAAGAGAGCGTATGAAACCATATCTATGCTTTCGACGTTGTATGGCACGATTTCTCCACTTCCTACCTTCGACACTTTAATAGTAACTGGTTTAAACTCCATCCTTACGGCGCTAGTAAATTATACTGCTCCTTCCCCTCACCCTTTTCTTTAGCTAATCTGATAGCATAGGCACTGGCCAAAGCGTTAGCCTTCATTACGTCTTGCGTATAATACCTACTATCTAGGATCGCAAAGTCGAAGCAGAATGGTAGAAACCTTTTCGGTACACCGTGCTTAGCCGCCGCTGTGTAGGCCGGTTGCAATTTACCCGACAGTAGGAGACTTACAGCTGTGTTGCCGTAATATCTCATATACGTGCGGACTTTGTTAGTGCTCGAGTAATCGTCGTCTCCGTCGAGTATAGCTCTCCTAACAGCCTGGAAACTCAAGTCTACTTCTTTCCCGTTCAGTGTTATCCTTATTTTGTATGCTGGATTGAGTGTTGGGTGTTTAACTGTGCTATACAGCAGGAAAAGTTGGATCAGGCCTACCAAAAAGTTTCCTTTGTCGGTAACCGACCCATCGCTTCCTAAACTAAACATAAGAGCATTTAGTCGAGAGTTAACTTTTAATGCTTCGACTTTGTCCATAAACCTTTCATCATAAATGTCCGACTCTCTGATGTTAAAAACCTTTTCCGGAGTGTCGTATATAGCTTTACCCCTCTCTACTACCAGCTTATCAAGAGTCCCCACCATCTGTAGCTTTTCTAATTCGCTTGTTGGTCTCGTTACGTTCATTGGTTGCTCCGTGACCGCTGGTTCGTCAACCAAAGAACCTTCGTCCACCAACCTCACATACTTCAACGAGAACGTGCAAGTTTTTCTCGTTAGCTCGAGTAGGCGCTGCGAGAAGGTCAGAGTTTTGTTGGAACGACTAACGGTAGCAAAAATTTTTTCTATAATGCTATCGTCGTACTTGCCTGGAAAAGCTTGGTTGTCGACAGTTCTAAAGACCCTATACAACTTAATCTCTTCTATCTCTTCACCTATACCCGCGATGTCACTTAGGAACCATCCGTTGTTAACCTCTACACTCATGCGCGACGGTGACACTGATATCTCCAGATGGTACGGACTCTCGTCCCACGAGTTAAGAGTAAAGTTTCTCCCAGTCGCCATCTCTTTTGCTACGGACCCGTCATATCGTCTTGTAGTTATATTTTCTCGCCTTACATAAGGAAAGTTATGAGTAATAGCAACTTCTAAGAACTTTCCTGAGGCAGCGAGGAATCGAATTCTGCAAGATAGGCTCTCACCACTCTGTAAATCCCTACCTCGAGCCTTGAACAGCGTCACTTGTCCAACGACTCGTAGTTCCGCTGTTCGCTCTATTTTACACGACTCGACGGTACACAACCGCGAAAAATTGTCTACCCTATTGTCTGTGACTTGTAAGGCTTCTAGGTCTGCAAATGTCTTTATCTTCTCGTACTTAAGCCTCTCTCTCCTCGAATTCGTCTCTATAAAAGGGGTTAGTGTATATGTCGCCATAATCCACTGTTCGTATTACCTCGCTGCTGGCTTTGGCCTGTCACTTTCACTTGTTCAACATCTGGTACACGTTGTGTAGCGTATTATCTGACGACGCTGTCTTAGACTTGAATGCTTCCCTCCTTGCTAAATTCCATGCCAGAATAGCACTGTTATTGAATAAGTTGTAAGAAGGCCTTACGCAATCCAATGTGTAGGCAAAGAACTTAGGTGGTACTCCGTGTTGAGCCATCACCTTCTCGTTAGGAGTTAGCTTACCGTTAAGCATAGCCGTCACGATCGTCGGGGTAAACCACGCCAGATACTGACGAACTGGGTTCTCGTACCCTGTAGACACGCAAGCGTGTTTTATTGTGTTAAACACCTCTTCGACGTAGATCTTTTTACCATCAGGAGTCTCCAGGTAGTCGAACTCTTTGTATTCTGAAGACCTAGACGTGTAGAACGTCGCTGCCATCTGCAAAATTAGTAGAACGAAGTTCGTCAGAGTTTGTGGATCGTTAGCTCCTAATAACTTCTGACACAGTACCTTTAGTTCTGCGTTCACTTTATTCGCAACTTCTTGGCTTAGCATGCCCGGTTCCGCGACCACTTTAGGTTTAAAGGCGTTGTCCCCGATTTCTAGGATCGTATTCTTCGACATCATGTCCAAAAATTTTGAAGGGTCCTTCTCCACTACCGGACGCCCACCTGGTCTCGCCTCGGAGTTAGGATCCACTCTTACGTCAGTAGGACCATTACCCCTGACACTCAGAGTTTCCGCAGCTACCGCTTCCGTAGAAAAGATCGTGTTCGCCGGTAATTCTCGGTATGTGCCTTGCTCCGCTGGTGTCGCATCCTTAATGTACCTCAGCAACTCTGTAGTTGAGTACGAATCACCCTGTCTTGGGAGCGCCACCACTTTCCTGTTGTTCTCGTTTATTACTTCGTACAAACCGTTAACTTTAACCTTAAATGTTGTTCCTGCCATCTTTATTAACTGTAGATTTTCTTCACACTACTCCTTTACGATTATAAGTATCTTCTAAGTCACGTTAGATAACTTGCTCTCACTGCAACTCACCTTCTACTCTCTTCTCGTTACTCTTGATGAAAGCTACAGCTTTATAGTAGTCGTTTTCAAGGTACCCCGGAATCAGAGATCTTGGTACGAAGTTTACGGTGTCGAACGCCACTCTACCGTCAATGTCACCAAGGGTTCGCCAGTTGTTTCTATATATGTTAAATTTTAATCTCAATGTTAGAGTCAACGCGGCATAACCCCTAGCAAGAGTCCTAAAACAGTTTATCTGCATTGCTTTGCCGCGCTCAGATAAAACAGCTTCGACTCGCGAAAGCTTAATTACTACTGGGCGGTCTCTCAGGACTACCGGAAGAACCCCTGGTCTCCTGTTTATACGTATGGCATTCGTGCCATAGATAGAGTAATACAAGACGATAATACACGCCGCCTCACCAATGTTCTCGACGACAGTGAGATTCTCATCTAACACTGCGTCGATTGCGCTCATCATCAGCTCTGGAACGACCGAAGACTGTTTGGACCTCCCCTGTGTTAGAGCAACTCTGCTGAAGTAACTGTTGCTTTCGTGGAGCTGATCTGTTCCCTCTAAAGGCACAAACGGTCGCGCACTCGTCACAGACACAGAGACTACGCGCCCGAAGTGTTTGTGTATAAACGCTGACAGTAGTGAACTAACAGTGGTAAACCACGCTACCCGTGAATCGTACGTTAGATTTTTGGGTTTCGTGCGTATCAAGTGACCGGTGATAAACCCGTTCACGAAGTTCCCCGTCAATTTCACCCCAGCTAATGCGTCTACGTAAGCTAAGACTTCCACAAGGTAGGGTTGTAGTGCCTTCCCTCTCAAATTGAAAGCGTCGTCGACGAGGTCGTCACATACGCTGGCATAAGTGCTTAGGAAAGATAAAACAACCGGCGGCCACCTCTTGCTGGTGTCGTCGCTCCTCTTTTCTAGCGTCACTTTAACTAGTGGTACGACTAAATTAGGGCCTAAATCTGACAATCCGGTCGCCTTCCCTAGGTATACCGAGAGTGCCGTCAAAAACACCTTATCCGTAGGAGAAACTGTCTCAATCATCTGCAACAACTTCACTTCTTGAAGTTGGTCCAGTGCTGCGTGAACGGCTCTTTCGGAACTTAACCCCTTCTTATGCCTCCTCTCTAAAGTACGTGAGATATCCTTACTCCCACATAACAGGCTCAACGCCACGTCAGCAGTAAACAGCGTCGATGAAAAACCCCCTACAAGAGTAAAGTACGCCACCGCTTTTCGTTCCGCCGTAGACCCCTCACTTGGATAGGAAGCTAATATCTCATTCCCCGATTTGACAAGGGTGAGTGTTGAACCTCTAACTGGTATTCGAAAAGTCGAGTACTCCAACAAATTTTCCCCTACAACTCTTTCATACTCTGCATAGGCTTCCGACACCGCTGTGAGGCCAGTAGCGTAACAGACCTTATCCATGTCACTTCACTAAGTTGTTTTTGAGGTGGAATCAATATTCAAGTCAGTAAATACCTTTCTCCCGAGCAATACATCGTCGGGGACCACCGAGGTCGATCTAATAGCGTTCAACAACGCGCAGTATTCCCCTACTCCTTCTTTCTGTGTATCCTCTCTGCCTGTTGAGTAAGACTTTGACTTTACCACATTCGAAGGTAGGGTGGTGTTAAACTCGTTAACTCCAAGTTTGCCATTGATAGTGACGCTCAGCGTCCCATCGAGCGATAAGTCGTACTTAACCGTATCCGTTCTCTTGCCGCTAGAACCATGTCTATATTCACACCTGAACGTTAGTTCGTTGAGGTAACTACGATTTTTCTCTCCTTCGTACACTCCATACACGACATTGGCGGTACTCACTGAGTAGGACGTGGTGTACGAGCAAGGTATTGGATTCCCCTTGGGAAAAACCAGCGAAGGCTCGAACTCAACCACCTCGTCACTCAAGCTATTAGTGAGCGTATCTACCAGTCTAAGAGACCCCTTACCTCCTAAGCAATCGCAGTATACTTTTGCTCCACACGCAACGGAACATCTAAAGTCAACTGGGTCGTACACTACGCTAGCTACGCTTGGAAGCGCTGCTATTTGCTTTCTTACTTCCACTAAGGCGCTCGAACCTCCGGTTAAAACAGCGACGGCCCTATCTGGTAGGAATCTTTCCATAGCATCGGAGAAGATTTTTACGGCCTTCTTAGCGAACGGTGCAACTACTTCGGTCAGCTCCGCTTCCGTGAGTCTGACAATTTCGCTACCCTTTATCGTCGGCACGATATGTGTCTCCACGCTTGGGTCGTTGGACATATCCTCTTTGATAGTCGACACAAAAAATAACAGCTTACCCATGTCAACATCACCAGACAGCTTCTTCTTAAGGGTATTAGCTAAAGCTAAGTCTATATCTCTCCCGCCTAAGAAATTGTCACCCGCAGAGTAAACGACCACTAGGATATCTCCTTTCTTTTTAACAAAGGACACGTCAAAAGTACCTCCTCCAAAGTCGAAGACTGCGATCAACATATCGTCAAGTCCGGACTTGGCCAGTGAGTACAAAGCCGCTGCTGTGGGCTCGTTTATGATGGCTTTGACCGGTATCCCTAGACCACGCAGAGCGGTAACTATGAAACCTCTCTTAAACGAATTATAATCGGCGGGAACGGTTACCACTGCTGAAGTCACGGTTTTTCCTGTCTCACTTTCCGCTTCCTTGATTAATCCGCGAAGAAATAGACATATAATATCCGTAACGGATAGCTTAATATCCCTACCTGTCCCGATACCACCTATCATCACCGCTCCCGAACTCAGTAACTCCACGCTGTATGCTGGTTTCAGCTTTTTCATGAAACTGCTAAAGTTTATCGCGTTTACGCCGACCCACCGTTTAGGATTTAGGTACAATCTCCCTACGACTCCATCCCGATACAATTTCCCGGCAACTTTACCTATATAGTATCTAGTGCCTTCTTCCGGGACAAATACTTGCGTTTCTACAAAGATGCTACCTGCCACCCTGGTACAACCTCCTGCACCCGACGCCGAATAGCATAGAGTACTAAATGTGGTTCCGAAGTCTATGCCCACGTCCATAGGTATACACTGAAACACCCGGGGGAAAGATTTTACTTCAGGCTCTCGTACCGTAGAAACCTTGAGCTGTCGCCTGCAAGCGCGGCACCACGAACGCTATCACAAGTAAGAATAAAATGACACCTAGCAGTATAAGGAAGACCGTCAACAGTATAAACAAATCCGTATCCATTATACGACATGCCCCGCTAAGACGAGGTAGGTATATAACCACCGCGAGAATACACTAAACTTATACCCGGGGGAAAGCAACCCTCACCATGTTAAATAAAAACTCCGCGGTGGAAAGCAGCCTAATAAAACTAAACTGGCGGTGCACGCAGTACTCACAATATATACACTTATGTACAACCACCTCCTTAGCCTCCAACCCTCGACATTACATGGTAAGAAAACCTTCCTAACCATATAAGCGCGACCTCACAATCTAACTCAACCCGTACTGCCACAGTCGGAAAAACGACTGGTCACCACCAACGGCGCTCAAAAGCGAGCACACAAAACAACCCCACTACCAAACGGCTTGTGGGGCGGCTGACGCCTTTTATTCAATAAACCGCCTATCGGCCCGTAACCCGTTGGAATTGATCCCAACCATCCAGCTAGCACACTGCCCAAGCGTTACAGAAAAGGAAAAACGAGAACCTCCAGTTCAAACCACAATCCAAAGGGCGAACCCTATCCTCTACGTTCAACCGAAACCTTTTTAGGAAGACAAGAATGTACTCCAACCTCTAATTATGTACACTACTACGCAATCCCCTTTTTCGATCCGTAGATCAGGCCTGCATTAACCCTAGCGCACGCGTGTAGAGCGTAACTCCACCGCGCTTTCATTCACGGCCCAATGCCGTAGGATATCTCAAGCGACTTCTGAGACACCGACGCGACCCTCCCTTACTGTTCGTGGCCCTTTTAAGGTAAACGTCATGCCAAATGGCAAGATTCCACTTCAAGCGCCAAGAAAACTCAGCTGGCCGGAATACACCTGGTAAAGCTGTCGCGCCAACCCACGAACAGAAACAAAAACCTGTACAAAAGAAAAAAGAGAAAAACTGTACAGAGTATTTACAGTATGTACACAACACTCCACCAAAACACCGAACCACAAGCCCACCGTCTTAGACTCGCGCAGCGCGCAAAAGCCTTAATGACTGTATCTCTCCTATCACATCCACAATAACCCGTAAGATCGCAGCCGAAAGATCGACTGGCCGCCACTTTCAGCGCTCGCTAACGAGCCGGCTCAAGACTCCACTACCAAACGGCTTGCGGAGCGACGGACACCATTAAAACTTTGAAAACGAAAGAAGAGAAACACACCAAAACACTACCGAGAAACGACAAGCAACAAAAGGCTAAAAGGAGAAGGTACGAATAAAACTAACACCTAGTTAGCTACCACACAGAAACACGAAGGAAAGCACACAAGAAAACGAGAAAAGGAAAAAACAAAAGAGGACAAAAGAAAAGAAAAGAAAACCACCTCAAGCCTCAGACCTCTTCCGCGAAGGATAAGCTTCACTCACCGTCATACGTCGCCGCGCCTTCCACAATGCAATCCTCAAGTCCAGTGCTCTGGATGACAACCTTCCTCTTGGACGCCTTGGAACCAGAGCAGACCCACAACCTCTATCATAGTACAAACGGCAGAACTGCGAAAAGTTCGCCGTCATAACGTGAATAGCGCATAGAGCCGCGTAAGTCCATCCCGATTCCTTATATTTTCTCGCCACTAAGGACACCAGCTCGTTCACCACCATCTCATTACCGAAGTTCTTCGTGATATCCACCATCGACATGTAAACTTCATGAAGTAAGTCCAAGTCAGCGACCCTAGAAACCCCCAACTTGATAAACATTTTTAGGGGGTCTGGTACAAAGAACAGTCCACTATCCGTCTGCACAAGGAACTTCGAACAAAAGTAGGGCACAGCTTGCCTAAAGAGCTTCACGTCAAACCCAAAGTTGTCACTGAGTGATGAGGTGTCAATATCCAATTCCGTCCGGGAGAAGATCAGACTATCATCACCGCTCACAACCACATAATAGTCCTCATTTCCTCTTAACATCACAGACAACAAGGTACAGAGCACCACTGTGTTCCCTAACCAAGTGTTCGCACCACCGCTTCGCCTCTGACTCCCAACCGACAAGACTAACTCCTTAGAGGCTAAAGACACCAAACTGTCATATTCACCACAAAAGAACGTGTCTAAGACCTCCTTATCAACCCCCAGAGTTAAGAGAATAAGCTCTTCCACCTGCTTCATCAGAGACGCTTGAGACTTGTCGTACTTACTTATGTCCAATTCATAACACGTGTACGCTCTTATGTCACCTAGATCCGCACTTATCCTCTGAGCCAGGCTGTCGATATCCATGCCATGGTAAAACACCCAGTTATCGCTCACCACGAACTTCAACCTTTCCACCACTGCCGTGAAGATACACGAAAACAACGCTGTGACGCACGAATCATGATAAACAATGTTCTGACCAGTGACGTACTTGTACAGCGGTGTGTCATCCAACTTGGGCTTCACATCAGCCTTCACCATTAGCGTATATTTAAGCAGTAAACTAGGGTGAAAAACGAAATCATAGAGCTTACCCTTCAGACCTCTGTAAGCTGCCGGAGTCCTCTTATCCAACCAATCCCCGAGTAGAAATTCGTTACTACTCAACCTATCCTGCGACACTTGCGCGAGTTTTGAGGAATCTACCACGGTACGCATGAATAGGGCCACCAACTCCTCCGCCATAAGATCATCACACCCCACATTGCAACCGCGATCGGCATTGAAATTTCTATTCTCAAAAGTTACGAGATTGCACTTGAGAGTGTTCCTCTTTGGAAGCCCCACATTCGACCTGACCACGGACTCATACAGCCTTTCCTCACTCACCTTCACCCGGGAGAAGTTATCCGAAATCTTTACCGTATCCACAAGAAACTCCTGCCCCGAGAACTCAAAGTCCTCTTCAAACATCCCATAATCTAGTGAGGTACAACCCTGAATCTGATCTTCGAGAAAACCATTAATAGCAACGAAGGAGGCGGTAGGGACTCTCATGATGAGAGTCCTTTCCAAACTACCTTCGAAGCTTCGACGCTCATACATCTCGAAAGCAACCAGACGGTGCGAATGTGTGCAGAAGGGCGTTACTTACTGTGCTCGATGCGGTGCTGTCAATCATAGACCCAACCCTGTCACTCAGCTTCGAACTTAGAGCAGCATAAACGAGAGAAGAAGTATGCCTTGAAAGAGCCACTAAAGCGTGAGGTTGAGAGTTGAACACACTGTCGTCAGCGCGCTTAGTTCTAAACAAAACAACTTTCTCGAAAGTTTTTCCCTGCGCCTCATGGACTGTCATCACCGGTTCAACTCTTCCGAGGCTATTTAACTCCCGCTTCATCTCTCCCTTCTCCGCCTGTGTTTGACACAAGTACACATCAGCCTCGATCTTCGCAACATCAGCCACACTTCCGATAGGCCTCTTCTCAAATGATCGCACTACCGGCGTCTTCAATCCGGAAACCACCCCCGTGCTATAACATTTCTCACCTTTCGAGTCCTTGAGGTTTGACAACATGAAGCACACGTCCAATGGGCAGCGATATGTCTCCTTGGTGTACTTGATCAAGTGCTTCTCCGGTTTGAGGAAACTATGCTGGCAGCGGAATATCTTCTCACGGTTTATGAAAGGAATCTGATGAACATCTCCGTAGAAAATTCCCTCTTTGGCTCCTGAAGCAAAACACCCAAATTGCAGTAAACCCTCATGCATCATGTAGACCTCATCAACAAGAATACGGTCATACATCAGTCTTAAAGAGAAGTTCACAACCTTAGAATTTATCGTGGTGGCTGCTCTGTCTAGGCCCAATTCCTCCAACTTCTTGTCCAACTTCTTGTTGATGTCGTCGGCACTACCCAAGTTAGCCGTTACCATCGTAGTCGTACGAGGCTGCTCCAAGAACTTTTCAACCATCATCGTAGTTTTTCCACCTCCGGGTGGGGCATTGACACAAGTGTAGTTAAAGCTCTTGAATTCCTTACCAACCAAGCCCAGTCTAGCGATTTTTAAGCACCCACAGAAATTCAAGGCGTCATGGAATACCAGCAAAGAATCGCATAACAGCGCCGTCTCGTCACCATGCATGCCCCCACACAACGACTGCCCTTTGCAGAAGATACCCTTCTCCATCAAGAACACATACGGTATATCGCACAGCCTCAAGCCATCCTCCGTCGGGTGGTAAACGTACTCGTCATGCCTCTTGTAAGCCCTCAAGCCAGGCAACTGCTCGTAAGCTTGTGCAGGGAACTTCAGCACACCTTTTGCGTCTCTCACGGCAATCTTGCTGACAGCAATAAACGCATTGTACAGCCTCTCAATCCCAATCGCTGTGTACTTCAGGTACTCGATACACGCATCCTCGGTCGTCCTTGTAGCCACACTCTCAAAAGCCATCCTCGGCGTGCCTGGACGAAGAGCCAAAATCGGATCATCAGCCTTCAACCAATCGCACTTAATCACAAAGTCCTGCTCCGTCCAGACTGTATAAGTGCTTTCCCTCCTAGTGCTCCTGGTGTTCGCCTCTGATTTGGGTTTCTGGGGTCTCAGACTTAAAACCTTCTGCTCCATTGCGGGCGGGGCGATACTCCTACTCTCACGTGTCTCACTCTCCTTTGCACCACCGCTGCTTCCTACGCCATCACCTGGTAAGGATGAAACCTTGGGCTGGACTCTCTGTAGAGTAGTTGGAATAGTAGACCTGAATGTCAAACTGATTCTGCCCTCTGTCTTTGAAACCACCGCATGCCTGTTCCTCCTCTGAAAGCCCTGCCCCATTACAAACACATCATCCGAAGCCACCATGTAGGTGCGCCTAACTTTACAGTCCTTACACTCCGTCTTGAAATCTGCGTCGCCTCTCATGTTCACCGTTAGTATTGGGTTGTCTGGGGGGTAGCACCGTTCATTATCAGCGTGGAATCCTATCGAACCACCTACAGAATACTGCTGAACCAAGCAATGGTCGAAGTAAGGCAGGTAACCACATTTCACAATGATCTCGTCTAGCACATGTGGCCAACCCCTTGAAGGGTGGCTACCTCCATTGTATGAATACGGTGCTCCATTCCTCGAGAAAAACACTGCAACCCTCCCAGGCAATCGCTCGTGAAAGATAAAACCCCCAGCATACGCATCCGTCAAACCTTCCACTCGAACTATCTCAAGCTTATCGCACTTACCACATCCGGTAACATCACTCACCGCCTGCTTCACATCGATCGTAGTCCTCTGGGACTCCGACTCATTATGTCCTGGCTCCACCGAGGTGTTGTTGGTAGTGGGAAGCACTTCTTCTACTGCACTCACAGCCTTTACGTCTGACGCCGGTTTAGCTTCAGGCAGATGCATACTCTCCTTCTGACCTTCCGGTTTCCCTTTCTCCACAGCGTGAATAATGTCATCAACCCCAACTGTGGGCGTCTTGCGCATACACGAGATGTCCACCGATAACTCAGAGTCACTCAACGGTAAGGATGATAAACTCGACGACCCCCTAATACTCTCTTCCTTTTCAGTGCTCCGATCTTCCTGACTGAAGCCCTCAGCAGCTGGTTCGTCCATGGGTGCCAGGTCTTTATAATATTTCAGTGCCTCATCGTAAACATTCCTGCCCTCAATTGTCTGCAACACCTGTACCTGGGGTACAGGGTCTGTGAACAGCGACCTTAAAACTAGAGACATCGATATTGCCACCTGTACCAAAACCTGCCTCCTTGTCAATCCTTTCCAAACTAGGGTCGGCATACCAACTCCCCACACCGATGCAGGGAGAAGTCTGACCTCCCCACTCCTCAGTAGAACCCTAGCTAAGCCAGCAACACCCACAAACATCATGAGATTCCGCGGAAGAATATGAGCCCACAAGTCACCCGCGCACACACCGCCCACCCAGTAAGATAGCGTAGAGTACAGCAATGCTGAAGGTACTTGCCTGGTACCCACGGTAGTGCGGCAGTTACGTGATATACCTTCTGCTGCCTTCACGGCCATGGTCTTCGACACACTAATCACGCAACGCCGTGTAGCACGGACAACACCTGCGCTCTCACGGCACAGCAACCCAGCAAGGCCTAATGAGGCATCCGACCAACCCCTGACGGTTTCCTTCACTTCTTCTGCGGGTGGAGTCAATTTCGAAAGTCTTCTGCCAATATACCGCAAACCCTTGAAGGTAACGTAAACTGCGCCCCCGACTACTGCTAGTGAAATCACAGCCGCTATCCCACCTGAAACGTACCACAAAACATCAACCGGTGGACTTCCAACTTCTACCACAACCTCGGGATCCATGAAAGTCAAATCTCCGTCATCCACTCCAAAGGGGTCATTCATTTGTATCTTCAAATTATTTGAACGATTGGAACCTTTCCCGTCGGCAACTGGTATGGTAGATACTATACTCCCATATGTCGAGAACCACACCGCTTTGCCTTTTCTCAGCTTCACCATGACCGAACCCAGAAGCCTCTGAATACTCGTCTTATAAGTGCTCGGGTCTCTGTAGAAGACATCCCACACCTTGGATTCCATAAAGACCCTGGATATCTTGAATAGGCAACGAGCCATACGAGCACCGGTAGGGTTAAAACTATTGGCACTGCAACCCAACACTCCCCCAAAACCTCCGCCAAGAATTGGTGCACGTTCGTAGGAGGTAGTCTTCTCAGGGTAAACACTATGAGTCTGAACACCCATACGATTCACCGCCACGATAGCCGTCACCGCCAGCGATGCCAAAACCATCCGTTGACCCCTTGTGATATTGTCCTTCTTCTGCACTCCTACCGATGACTTCCGACTCTTTCCACAACCTGGTTTCTTGCCGAAGCCCTTCCGAAGCAAAACCCAAGCCGACCTCGCCACAACTACGCCACCAACAACCAACCCAGCGGTGAGGCACAATTTCTGCACAGAGTTGTCTTCAGGAGCGTTCACAGTTTCGCATTGGGGATTATAATCGCCGTGGTAGTCGTAGCACTGCGAGAAGGGGTCATTTAGATCCAACGACGCGTTGTACACCCGGGACAGAGAATCACCACAAGATCGCCGAAAGACACCATCCACTGACAACAGCCCGAGTAACAGTGACCGCAAAGGGACAACCACACCATGAGCTAATAGCCGGTGAATAGTCAACACGACCCCTGAAGGCCTCAAACTCCTAATGGGTACCAGCGACGCCGCCTTCAAAGCTCCAGATTTAGTGCAGTGTAAGTCTCCCAGATTCTCTACGATCTTCTTGTAGACAGAGTCCTCCGTAACGGGAACAGGCTTTCCTTCAGAATCCACCATCCTCCCCAAGACTTTGATTGTGTCTTCGACCAAGGCCCTCGAAAAAGTCCTAAGCCTCCCCTTCCGGAAGTTGTCATGCATCTTTGACCGAGCTACGGAAAAGGCATTCGCGGTGTTTACCTCAACAACCCCACCTACAGTCGTGATCTCAACCTCCATCGCCCTCGGTACTCTCACAATAAGCTTCTTCGGGTTGTTGACTAATAGCTCTAACACCGAGAAGTTATCCCTGATAACCCCTTTGAAGTACCCTGTCATAGCGGATGTAACAATCTTCATCACACGGCGGTAGATAATATTGATCGTGCTAACCAAACAACCATTCGATGCCTTTATGATAGAGAACGACTCCAGAGATTTCAGCCTGTCCTTCACAGCTTGAGCCATTATCGCCACAACTAGACCCCACATGTCGTCGGAAGAAATCTCCACCTTAGAATGGACCACCCTCGTACCTGTAATAACGTGAGTTTTCTGCGATCTCACGGCCCCGACGGCATACTCAAACGTCCGCATCTCAAAGTTAGACACCGTGTTCAAGGCATACGAATACACGCGATCCACGAAGTCAGTGTCAAGCACTAACGACTTAAAAGACATGTACGTTCCCTCCAACACAGGTATCATGACAATTGTTTTTGTGGGAAACGATGAAACCACCATCCGCCTGGTAACCTCCTTGGTAGCGACTTTCTGACTTCGAGAAACCGTTAAGTGGTGGTAGCCTACCCTGTAACCCTCATACTCCACTTTATAGACAGTCCCCGATTTGGTCCTCGTATATGCTGACGTTAGGTAGGAGGACACACGAGAAAATTCGTGCGTATATGATTCTCCGCAGAGACCCACGGAGTATATCAATTTGTCTCCAGCACGTCTCACGCTGGTGTCCAACTCCTCTAAGTACACCTCACCACTACCAGCCAGCAGCTCTACGGGAAGCATGAAGCACAAGTCGAAGATCATCACCCCTTTCACGTCCAACGCTTCGGCTAACTCGTCGAACCCAAGATCGTAGACGTCAACCATGTATCCCCCTTCACACCTAACGGAGCATTCCTGCGAAGGGGTAGAGCAATAGGAGATGGAACGCGATGCAGCTTCAGAAATTATCTCCGTGCTCTTGTAGACCTCACCGGCTCCAGATGTCATGTATAGCATCTCCGAGATTCTCCGCTTCATATCCTTTACATCCAGCACGGGATTGCAAACATGGCAGTTCACATCGCCGGCTTTAACATGGTAGGTCAAGCTTCCCCCAATATCGACGAACTTCACGTTAGCGCACCTCTTTGAGAAACAGGCATTAAAACACCCGCGGACTGCGTTAGCAACAGGATGACTACTCCTCACTGAATCTAAGAACGTAATTGTAAGCTCTGGAAAAGCCTCCTTTATCATGTCCTTCTCTGAGGGCTTCAACATAGTGTCGCACCGGTGGTTAGGCTTCTCACGAATAAGCGCATCGCGCTGAGCGAACATCTCACATAATCTGTTATCAAGATGTGCCAACAACGATGACTGATCCTTCAGTGCCAAACGATTAGCGATCCCCGAGACGACCGACGAGTAAACCTCCTCCTGGTTAAGAGCGTTTGCTACGGACGCCAGAACCTCATTGCCAGCCCTGACGCGATCTCCAGCCAACACGTTCACGGGTCTGCACGTCTGCAGATCTACAATTTTCTCCGGGTACCTCAGCGTTAATAGCTCCCACTTCGACACAACGTGGTAGAAGCCCACCTTTGCAGTCCTCACCATCCTGACCTTCCTCAGGCCCATGTCCATCACTTCTTTGGCGGTGTAGAATGAGCACAGCTGCGCCCTAGAAGTGAGTCTGGTCCTAAGGCGCGGATAGTTGTACCAACACCAACCTTCGGAGACATGAACAAGCCTCCTCAACCTAGGGCAATAAAACGCCATGTCGGGTAACTGCACCTCATCGTCGGGCCCGACGCCGAAAAGAAACTCTGTGATGGTTGGAAATCTCGACCGCGGCGACATAAACACGCACTCCCCACCAACCATGTAAAAGTAGCCACGCCGGCCAGTCTGCTCATCCCATACCTTGGTCCATCGATAAGTGTTCTTTACATCTACAAAGGACCTTGTGCTCCGGCAGTACGGGACCGCGTCCCGCAGGAATATGTCCTCACCAAAGAACCCGCCACCCCTCTTCATGTACACATCAAAAATTTTCCGGGTTGATGTGGGGATTACCTCTGGTCGGAGTTTTTCAGTTCCAACCTCAACTTTTGCCGGCGGCTTCACCGGCGCGGGGGATGACAAGGGCACCCTGATCTGCCCAACCATAATAGACGGGGTAGCGGCGCTCGGCGGTGGAAGATTTGAACTTGGAGCAACCGGATTGACCGCCCTACTATTTTTCTCCTTCCTCTCGTCCGGAAAGGGGCGCCTCTTATTTCCTTCGTAGCGCACACCCCTAAAGTGGTGAACCACGACGATCGCCGTGGTCTCAACGGTAAACACCCTCGTCTCTTTCGAGGCGTCAACGAAGAACGAGTCGGGTGACCTCGCCCGAAGGTAAGTGCAGCCCATCCCTTGCTGCATGGAACGAATCGACCCTTTCACTAGGGCCACCTGCCGGACATACCCTGGAATACACAGGGGTTTAAGGGTAAGACGGGTCCCCTTAGTCACCCTGTTAACAGACACTAGAGCTATGGATCGTGGTTTCAGATCCATCTCCCTCACGGGCACGTATGAGTAGATCCGTTCCTTGCATACTTTATGCCCGTCGTGCGATGTATTCACAGCAGCTACGGAGTGGTTACCCGTCCCGTACGGAAAGTTAAGGATTCGCAAAGGAGCGACATAGTCCAATGGGGCTTTCGGGTAACGCTGAGATGAGGAGACAGATGAGTTGGCTGCCATTATTGTGGAAATGAAGAGGTACAGAAATTCGTATGAAAGGCTTAAATGAGTTAACTAAGAATACAGCGACTGGAAAGACCCAACCGCTAGCACACGCAAACTAGAACGAGGCTAGACGACTACTAACAATAAAGCTGGAAAACAAAACCTCAATAGAACCACACTAAGTATCTCTACTAAAACGAGCTAATCAAAAACGAGGGAAATCAAAAACCACAAAAACGCCTTACTCTATATAGAACAGAACGTAAGTACGATAGATTAATGGAAAATTAACCTAGGGGCTAGGAACGCACTAGTTTTCTACGGAAAAACTAAACAAGCTTTCTATGGAAAGTAGACAGTGACCCGCCACTACTCAGCTTAGTGCGGCGTTCAACTACGAAATTTACTAATGGAAACCTTATGACCTACAACCACAGCTTCGTATAAAACTGAGGTTTACTATCTATAATAAAGAGGGAAAACCGAGTCCTAACGAAAGGTGAATATACAAACGTACTATAAGCCTAGAAACAAAGGAGAGGGAAATGAAGCTTAATATAAGCGTTAACTAGTAATCAACACTCACTTCTAGTTAATAACTATTATGGAAAACACTCGTCTATATGACTCTAAACAGACTCGTTAGTTGACTACTAAGTTTGTGATTAAAGGGAAAGGTGATTTTTATGTTTTTGATAAAAATTATGATAAGTAAATCTACGGCACGGTACTGGGTGGAAATCTACGAGAATATAAAATTTGATACGCCGAGTTCGATAACCTACTAAGGCGATAT